ATAATTCTAATTTAACTAATGTCACTAGCTTTAGTGGTAATTTTGATAATAGAGAACTCTCTGGTAGACCTCAATTCACAGGAGACTTTAGAACTACCCTTTTACAGAATTTTTCTGGTACTAAGACCTTTGCTGGTTACGGGTTTGATAGTATTACAAGTGTAATGCTTAGCTCTACAAACAATGTTAACTTGTTTGATGCTTCTTATACACTATCTAGTTACAATTTTTATAATGAACTCACTGCAGTTAGCACTAACTCGACCCCTTCAACATCTATCTCTGCTAACTATCCTGAAATAAGTGGGTTTCCTATAACAACATATACAATAAATAACTATAATACTTTTAGTATCACGTTTCCTACGGTAACAGCCACAGGGACAGTTGATGTTATAGCTATTAACGCAGCAGGTTACGGTATATTTTCAGTAGATGTAACAGGGACAAGTGGTATAACAGTACAGTAATAATATGGACACAGGAAAAAATTCAACATTCGGTAGGAATCTACAACAGTTTATTTCAAACGCATTACCTTACAGGTCACCTGCCGCGATTATTGATGACGTACAGTCACAGAACCCTAAATTTAAGGAGTTTTATAAATCCGGTAGCTTAAGACAAGATCTTCTATCAAAACACTCGATTGTAACCCCTAAAGTACCTGAGTCTGAACAACCAATTGGTAATTTTTTAGCTGATAGAGCTTATAACCAATTAATGTATGCCCATTTAGATGTAGATAAAGGTCGACGACTCAGAGATTATAGAGTTATGGCTGCATTTGCTGAGGTATCAGATGCCCTAGATGAGATTTGTGATGATTTTCTCTGTGAAGATGAGATGGGTAATATTATTGATTTAAAATTCCGAGATGCATTTGATTATGACCCATTAGTTGTAAAGCAGATTAACGAGGAGTTTAGGAAGTTCATTAATATATACGAACTCAAAGATAAAGGTTGGGAATACTTACGATACTTACTCATTGATGGAGAATTATATTTCGAAAATATTATACACAAAGATCATCCTGAAAGTGGTATACTGGGAGTAGTAAATATACCTACTCATATTATTGATCCTGTATATGATAGCTTTCAAAATATGTCTATTAAAGCCTTTCTCTTACGTAAGATGAAGCATCATAAAGATGAGAGGGAATCAGCAGCAGCGCATATAAAGGATAAAGATTTTATACCTCTAGATAAGAATCAGATTACCTATATTAATTCAGGTACATGGAATGAAGATAAAACATTTAGAGTACCATTTATTGAAAACGCTCGTAGAGCGTATCGTCAGTTAACAATGGTAGAAGATTCTATTATTATATATCGACTAGTTCGCGCTCCAGAGAGATTAGTATTCAACGTGGACGTAGGTAATATGAGTACACCTAAAGCAGAGTCTTACATGCGTAAGTTAATGCAAAATTACTGGTCTAAGAAAACTTTTAACTTAGATGAGAATAAAAGAGTCAATACATTTAATCCTCAATCAATTCTTGATGCATTTTGGTTTCCTAAGAGAGAAGGTAGTGAAGGCACTAATGTTACGACATTACCAGGTGGTCAGAATCTAGGAGAACTTCAAGACTTAGTTTATTTTGTTAAAAAACTATATAAAGCGTTAAAAGTCCCAACCAATAGAGCTGATATTGAAAGTACATACCAGGCTGACTCTACTGTATTAAGAGAGGAACTTAAATTTGCTAATTTTATTGTTAGGTTGCAAGCTAAATTTGCTGTTGGTTTAAAGAATGCTTTTGTTACTCATCTTAAGCTTAAAAAACTTTGGCAAAATTTTGAAATGAGAGAAAATTCTTTTGATCTTGAGTTCACCCCACCTAGAAATTATTATGAGTTACGTAGACAGCAAATACTTGATCTCAAATTGAATAACTTTAATAGTATAACTCAAAATGAATCTATATCTAAGGGTTATGCTCAAAAAACTTTCTTAGGATGGAATGACGAGCAGATAAAAGCTAATAGAGAGTGGCTCCGCAAAGATGCTTCGTTGCAACATGAAATTGCAAGTATTCAAGAAGGCGGAAGTGATTGGAATGCGGGTGCTGGTGGAGGTACAGGAGAGACTGCTGGTTCTGTTGATCAAGGAGGAGAGACTCCACCGGATTTCGGTCCATCTCCCGGGGATACAGGAGGAGATGAACAACCTGCCGATACTCCTGCACCTACTCCCCCACCAGAAGCCTAAATAATTATAATGGCACAGACAACTTGGACAGATAGTCTATTGAGCGCTGGTAGTATTTTCTATTCTACTAACCTAGCTAATAAGATTGGTAGCTACCAGGCATTGGCAGATAGGATATGCTATGATTTGGGCTTTCCTTTGGTTAATTTAGAGATCCATGGACAGCAGCTCTTTACTAATATTGCGCGATCTATAGAGATGTATAGCAAATTCGCTGGTTACACTGAAGAGTTTTTAGTTTTTGATAGTGACTTATATACTAGAGGTAAAGGCCTCGATGTAGAAAAACTACTTACCAGAACCCCAGAATTAACAGCATCTTATAGTACAACTTTAAAGACGACACTCGCTACTACAAATACTGTCGCGACATTAACAAGTGCTTCCTTTAATACTAATTCTAACGATACGTTTATACCTTTATTTAGTTTTGATGTATCTGATATTGTAGTTGATCCATCTGAATATACATTTACTGTTACGTTAGAAGATACAAATACTCAGATAACTAAGTTATTATCAGTTGCAGTATCAGGAGCGAGTGAAGCATCTGTTACAAATACGGAATACGGTACAGTATTCACTACTAGTACAGAGATTTTTGAATTAAGTACAACTGTAGCTAGTAATCTCGTTACTATAGGTGTTGTACCTTCTACTACTAAGTCAGGTTCAGTAAATGCAAACAGAAACGCTACTACTATAACTGATGCATCCACCCAGATTTTAACTTCATACTCCCCTGTAATCAATAACTTTGATGAGTTAACTAAACAATACAGGAAAGTTATAGATGTTTACAGTTTTGATGAGTCAAGTAATTCAAGCCACCAGAATTTATTTACAATAGAGCAATCATTAGCGCAACAAACATACTTTAGTTATGCAATGGGTAATTATGGCTTTGATTTAATTAGTTGGTACACAATGAAGCAATGGATGGAGACTCGATCTAAGATGCTTGCCTTACAGAGAACATTTAAATTCGATGAAAGAAGGCAGCATTTAGTATTATACCCAGAACCAAAAGATGGTCAAAGATTTTATGGTGTGTTTGGAGCATACATAGAACAACCTATAGGCGATTTAATTAAAGAACCATGGGTATTTCAATACGCGCTTGCGCTAACTAAAATTACTATAGGTAGAATTCGTAGCAAATTCACAGGCACTCAGCTTTTCGGTGGTGGTACTCTAGATACTTCTTTATTACAAGAAGGCTTATCAGAGAAAAAGGAACTAGAGCAGATGTTACTCACCGGAACCCCGGGCTTTGGTGATGCAGCACCACCTAGTTTCTTTGTAGGATGATACACAAACGAGGAGCATTTAAAAAAGGTATATACAGACCTAAGAATAAACATAAGTATATTGGTAGGTCGACTCCAGAATACCGTAGCTCATGGGAGCTTCATTTCTTTCAATGGTGTGATCGTAACCCTAATGTCTTAGAGTGGGCTGCAGAGGCTGTAGTTATCCCATATGTTTCCCCTGTAGATAGTAAAGTACACAGATACTTTGTAGATAATATTTTAATACTCAAAGAGGGTAATAAAAATACAAAGTACCTTGTCGAGATAAAACCCTCCAAGCAGACACTACCCCCGAAATCTACAGGTAGGAAAAAGAGAGAAACCCTATTGCATGAACAAATAACATATGAGGTTAATCAAGCAAAATGGGAAGCCGCAAACGCATGGTCTATTAAGAACGGCTATAAGTTCATTATATTAACAGAAAAGGAATTATTTCCTGAGAAAAAGTAGTCGGTAAGTATAAATATTTATTAACGCGATGTCATTTAAACTATTAGTAGAAAAGCCGGATCTTAGTGATTTCGAATATATTGTAGAAGAGAAGAACGCGAAAGAGCCTTCGAGGCTTTATATTCAGGGCCCATTTATGATGGCTTCTGAGAAAAATCGTAATAACAGAATCTACAATCTTGAAGAAATGGCTGAGGAAGTTGGTCGTTACACCGAAGAAATGATCGACAAAAATCGAGCGATGGGGGAATTAAATCATCCCACAACAGCTGAGGTAGATCTCGAACGTGCTTGTCATATTATAACTGAGCTAACGCAAAAAGATAACATTTTTTATGGTAAATCAAAGGTATTAAATACACCTTGTGGTCAGATCGTAAAGAGCTTGGTTATGGATGGAGTGGAAGTTGGGGTTTCAAGTAGGGCATTAGGTCAAGTAGCAGAGAATTCTGATGGAGTCTCGTTAGTAAAAGATATGAAGCTAGTAGCTATTGATTGCGTTGCTGATCCTTCCTTCCCTAAAGCTTTCGTTAATGGTATTCTAGAATCTAAGCAATGGGTACTCGCAAATGACGGTAAATATGAAGAAATATACGTCAAATTTCAAAACAGTATAAAAAATTTACCTAAAAAGGACTTAGATGGTTATCTCAAAGAGCAGATAATTAGTTTCATAAAAAACTTTTGAAGTATAATAAATAATTATGATGGACAGTAAACTTAAAGAGTCAATTAAGTCATTTGTTAGTAACGTTTATAGTAAAAACTATAGCGCAGCTAATGAAGATTTAAAAAAGACAGTAGAGTACAAGATCCAAGAGAGGATCAAAAAAGCATATAAGAAAGATTTATTTTAACGATGAGCAAGATAACAGACACATTAAAAGAGGCTGCTAAAGATGTTCTTACTGAGGAAACTCTTCAAGAGATTCAAAATACATTTAACGAACAGTTAGAATCTAAAGCAGATGAACGTTCGAAGATTGCAGTCGAAGCTGCTCTTTACGAACAAGACGAGAAGTATGCGGAGAAGCTAGAAGCATTACTTGAAGCTATTGATAAAGATCATTGCCGTAAACTTAAAAGAGTGGTTGAGTCTTTAGATAATGATAGAACTAATAAACTCAAGCGAGTTATTAAAAAATATCAGTCTGAACTCAATACTGAAGCGGTTAAGTTAAGAGATGCTATTGTAGAGAGTGCTTCTGAATACTTAGATTCTTATATTGATGAAGCTTTGCCTGTTTCTTCTATTCAAGAAGCTGTTGATAATAAGAAGGCCTTAGGTATTCTCGAAAACTTCCGTCAGACTTTAGGTGTTGATCTTGCTCTTGCAAATGAAACTATCAGAGAAGGTGTTGTTGATGGTAAGAAACAGTTAGATGAGTCTAATGAGCAGTTGAAAGTTACTTCTCAGCAGCGTAATACCCTTGCAGAAGAGGTAGCTGAACTTAAGAAAACAATTTTCTTATCTGAAAAGACAAAAAACTTCGATGAAAAGAAGACTAATTTTATTACCAAAACATTCAAAGGTAAAGATATAGACTTCATTCAAGAAA